ATTGATATTATATGCGCTTTACAGTTTCAACAAAGCGCATTGTAATACAATAAGTGATTGAATTTGAGACTATTTGATAGTATTGATGTTAAACAATATCAGATAAATGTGCTTCTTCTGGGCACCAAATAACAAGCAAACACGCGGCTTTCAGACCATCTAGTGTAATTTATGTGTAGCTAGTTTAAAAATAGTATTAAATCACTACCTTTAACACTTAAAAAACGTTACACACATCAAGCTAACTAGAATCGATTATAAACGTAATTGCATTTATATTCAGAACTATTGGATTTAAGTAATCGATACAAATAAATACATAGGGTCAACTAATGAGCTTGCTCTACAGTACCGCCGCACTTATGATTGCTACACACACCATCAATCCAGCCACGCGCCAGGTTAAAGTCTGCAGTAGTTACTGCGCACGCTTCTTCGACAATTGATAATCTAGTATCGGCTGCGTCAAGCTTTCGCCTGCAGCTGGCAGATTGCTCGGTATCGCTGGTAGCTTCGCCTGCGGCACTGGGATTACCGGCTTCGATGGACATGCGGTCAGCATAAGAAGCAAGCCTAAAATCAGCATTAGTTTTGTTAGCATATAAACTACTCACTTTCTTTTGAAGTTGTGCCCTATCTACATTTAAAGCGGCAATGATTGATTTGTGCTTATTGATCTCAAGCTCTACAGCCTTTTGCGTGTTAGCTTCAATGATCTGATTCTTTTGCGCTTGCAGCGCGGCTTCTTCTTTCGCTAGTGCAATGTACTCTGCGAAATCCTGCTTTTCCTGCTCAAACGCGCTTTTGTAGTGCCAGATAGCCACCAGCATCAGCACTACCAGCACAATGCGCCAGTGCGTGATTAGCAGTTGAAGTAAAGATTGAAACTTACCTAATAACCATAAGCCGAAAGTAATCATTGGTCTAACTCCACAAAATCCAAAGGGTCCAATCTGTTAGCCGTACCTAATCCGCACACTTGCTTGGTGCGAATCTCAAAATGCAGGTGACCACCCTTAGCAATAGTTTCCATGCCAGCCGCATTGCCGGTGCTGCCAGTTTTACCAATCCAGCCGCCTGCATTAATCTTGTCGCCCACTTTTACCGAGACTAGGCTTAGGTGCGCGTAGAATGCATATAGCGGTTTGCCTTCATGCTCAAATTGGAGGGTTACTGTGTAGCCGTAGCCGTCATGCCCCATGTTTACGCCAACGATAGTGCCATCAGCAACCGCAAGTGCCATGTCGCCTTTGTTAGCTTGTAGATCAACGCCTTGGTGCGCGCGCTTTGAGCCGTCCGCATTTCTACGCACTAGCCCGAACTTAGCGCTATTCACACTGGCAAGTCCAGCTGTACGTAACTTACATATTTTTAATGGCTTCATTTGTCACCTATCCTATTTCTATAATCACCGCGCCACCTGTAAACCATCACTGGCCATATAAACAAAGTGATTGCCAGCATCATGATGAACACCGGAATGGTGATTTGATTGGGGGCCTTAAAGAACCAATAAACAACAATGGCAGATGAAATAAGTGCTGCCACGTACTTAGCAAGCCTACAAAGCTTATCGCCGCCATCCATCTTATAGAATGCGATAAAGCACTCCACGCCCACATAAATTGCACAAACTAAACAGATACGAGCCAACATTATTTAATCCTCTGGAATCTAATTGAAATTAACTTACCACCTAGGTCAATTAACAATTCACGGTAAACCATCAAAGCCATTGCACCAAAAAAAGCCACCGGGTACTCAGCATCAGGAAAGTACTTTTTAAGCCAGAACATGGCGAAAGCTGTACAAATCGTTGTAATAAGCACATACCCTGCATTGCCAAAGAAGCGTAATGCTAGGTCAACTTTAGACTTTGCTTCAGGCGGTGCAGGACGAAAGGCAAGGCCGCAACCAGCACCAACAATGGCGATTAAAAATGTGATGGCTTGAATCTGAAAAACTGTGGTGATGGCAACGCCTATAGCTGCTAATATTGGCGCTGAGTTACCTGCGTGTGTAATTGGGTCTGACATAATTACCTTTCTTATTTATTTTTTTATATTGTCCAACTCATCATGACGCAGCCAATCAAAGTTATCTACAAATAACTCCGGCCTAGTCAACACAAACCATAGCAGCCGAATATGGTTAATTCTGTTGCTTTGGTCCATTGGTAAGCGTTTTGATTTGAATAGGCTGACGATGACAAACAAACCAAACAGCGCAAGCAGAAGAAATGTGCTGAAGCCTGCCGCCACAAGAATCCAAATGACTGAGCTAATCAAGATGGTTCCCTGTATGGTCAAATGGATTTAAAAGTACATTGCCAAACCACCGCGCCATCTTCCCCCTGAATGTTTGCTCATTCACATGGCGCTTTAGTCTTGCAGTTACTAGCAACTCTTTAGGTAGCTCTGCAAACAGAATACTGAACACTGTCATGTTATTGATGAAGTCAATCACAACACTTATCGCCACGAACGGCAAGCAAAGCACCCATAACACACCATTAAGCTTGTTTTCAGCATGCGCACGAATCATGCCCATGCTTGCAACGTACATGATGAAAAATACGTAAAGGTCAGCGACTAGGATGCAAAGCAACTTCATACAATTTCTTTCAGCTCAGCTCGTAACACCGTCACTTGGTCGTTAACGTCTTTCAGCTTTTTGTAGAATGGGTTAACACCGTACAGAGTTTCCAATGAAACAGATTGTGCAGCCGCTTTCGATTCAAACATCATCAGCCAGCCTTCACGCTCCCCTCGCGTCATGTATTGGCTTGCCTCTAGAGCGTCAATTTCTGATTGCTTGTCAGCTTTACGTTCTGCTAGTGTTGGTTCGTCAAATGGAAACGGTACATTACCTTCACCTACCCACTTTAGATACCCTTGGTAATCCGCATTGTTTAAATCAATTGGTATAGTCGCTCCGTCAAATATCCTAACAATGCTTGTTGAGTTTTTAATTAACTTATACATTACAGCTCCTTATAATTCTGCTGAGGCAGTCCATGTGAAATCACCAGGTGATGCTGCCTGAGCCCTAAAACCATGTGGACTAACATAGCTTGACACGCTTACAGATACAGAGGCGCCACTAGTTGTTGTGACGGATACAGTAGCCACGGCCCTTTTTAATGACCTATAGGAGATATTGGCAGTGTTATTAACAGTGACTTGGTGTGTAGGCGCTTCATAGTACCTATAGCACAAAGCCTCCTCTTGGGTGGCGCTTCTGGCTTCAAAAGATGAAGCCTGTTGATTTAGCTCTAATTGAACTAACGCAATCTTGAAGTTATTTGCAACATTGTCTAAGTTATTTACTTGGTTTGATGTTGCCCAAAAATCACCAGCAGCCCAAGCATTTGCAGCAGTTTGATACGTTGAACCTGCCGCCAATGCGAAAACTACATCTAAACCAACACCAGTGTCGTACAGCCATGTTCCAGATGTATCTACCGCAATGATCACTGTAGCTAACTCCCACGCATCAGTTACCGATTGCGTGTACTCTGCAACATATGAACGGTTTGCAGCACTGTTACGTAACGCTACACAATGAGTACCGGTTTTTGTGTGTTTATGCCAGAAGCTAAGCGTAACGTACCGCACACCAGCCTGACCAAACCCTAATGACGCAGAATTTAAACCTTCTATCTTCTGACGCACCGCCATTAAGTCACCAGCTGCTATGGCGATGTCAGCTGTAGTTACGTCCACATGCAAACAATGGGTGGAATACGTACCCGATTGAGCCGCAGTAGGGGAATCTGCGGTTTTTAGAACAGAAGCCACGCCGGCTGAGGTATTACGGTATTGCCAGCGGTCTGCTGAATAAGCCGCATCTGCAATTGCTGCGAAAGTGGTACCGCGTTGCCAAGGGTTAGTAGCAAAGTCGCCGCCTATGATTTTATTTTTAAAAGAAGATGCACTAGAGGACTGCGTTACCGCGCTTCCATCCTGCTTAGTAACATTAACTCGCACCACCCCAGCGCCGTCTTTAAACACTTTCAACCTATCGCCAGCAGCGCAGGTATAACTTACACCACCGCTTATGTTCATTGTGGTTGCGTTATAGGTAAGAGGTAGTGCACCAACGGCCACCAATTCCATTTGCTGGCCAGCATTCATAGTGAAAGCTGTGATGGCTGTTGTACCTGTGATGCGTATAGTATTGCCAGTGGCAGCGGTTAAATCTACCGTAGATGCAGAGGCTATATCGGCACCATCATCAAGATTTAGCAACCCTGTAATTACTGGGTTTGATTTCTTTAAAAATCCCCAGTCAACAGATGCTAACTCTCCTTTTTCAATCCATGCGCTATTCGCTGCATTACGTTGCTTCATTAAGCCAGAGGTAGTATCCGCCCATGTCATATAGGCAAAAGTTACCGCTGGAGACGTTGCGCCTGAACTATTGCTTACTAAAGCCGCGATTGCGTTATTGAGATCAGTCCTAAATGATGCTCCAGGCTGATTGTTTAAAGTCATTGCATGTTGTGACATAATCTAGCCCTTATTTAATTGTTGTTGTATGTATACCAAGGTAGGCATAAACGTTTTTTTATCCGCATCCCATTGGTAACCACCTATTGCTAAATCACAATCTGACGGCACCAAAACATCACTGGCCGTTAACTCAGACTTTGGAATATGCTTTACGCCTTGATAGATGTTTTTATCATCTAAATTAGCTACTGAGACCAACTCGATTGTTGTATTTTTTTTTGCCATCTGCGCTCCTTAAACTGGCACCTTAGCAACAACACTAAGTGCCGAAATTGATATGTTATGACTGATATTTCCACTCGCTAAATCAAGCTTGAATCTAGCTGCCCTGCATGTAAAATCAGCTACAAAGAATGGTGTGTATGCACTCCAAACTGGAGAGCCAAGCGGATTATCATTGGTAGTAGAGGCATACAATGTTGCATCACAATCATTAATGGTTGAGCCATCCATCAAACCCCAGCTATCAACACTGTCGGTACGGCTATCAATATATTCACCAGTATCGAAACTGAATGCAGTTATCGCAGACTCAAACCTATAAGTTGCAACTGAGGCCAGATCCATAATCGCATTAAATTCATACGACCCATCAGCCATAATGCCGCCCACAAAATCTATCAAACCCAAATCATCAACATTGGTTAAGATGTCGTCGATTAGCGTAGCTGCTGATAATTGAATTGAGTTTGCAACCAGTGAAACATCCGTTTTTGTGCCGCCGAATGAAGGGTGCTGTGTTGATGTGGCCACTGTAGAAAAGCCTGTGACCATCCCCTCTGTTGCTATAAATGAAACTTCGTTTTCAGACCAATTACCAGTTGAGTCAACGGCCTTAGCCATATAAGTGCCTGTCATCAATGGCAATAGCCCGCTTACTGCATTTCCTGAGAAAGCTTCAAGAATTACACCATCAACCCAAGTCGCACCTGATACTAATGGGCTATGCCTAATCACGATATTGCCACCCACTTGAACATCTAAATCCGCATGTAATGACCAAGAGGCAAGTGCTAAACCAGAGCTCTTAATAATGCTGAAAGAATTAACATTAACTGGCGGTGTAGTTTTCCCATAGATAGTGGCAACTGTTTGGCTACCCTGAGAGCGACGCCCTAGATTATTTACGGCATAAACGGTAAAGGTGTAATCACCTTCTACAAGAGGCTTAATGTCTATGCTATTAGTACGGATGTTATCAATCGTGATAGGGTTCTGATTAGACAGCTGGTATGTCAGCACATAGGTAGATGCTGCAGGCACCAGATCCCAACTCACCGTAGCATTCACCCCAATCACACTTAAACCGACCAGGTATAAAGATTCCACTACATTTAAATTAGATGGTGTAGCTGGCTGTCCAGCATTAATAGCACTTGTTTGCAATGGCTCTAAAACTAACCCCTGCTCTACCGCAGCATACTTATCAGCCCGGTAAGCCAGCGCAACAATCTCAAGCTGCGTTTTATCTACCTCGGCAATAGAAACCACGCGCCATGTTTCAGGCACCAAATCACTAGCAGCCACTACCCACATAGAATAATTTTGTGGGGCGCTACTAAAGTCACTCTCCAAATCAATCACGGTATGCGAACCAGCTGCATTAGTAATTGCCTTAGTTTCAATCTCGCCATTAGCTAAGCAGCATGAAATTTGGTAAGTCTTGCCAGCTTCAATAGTAATGGCGGCATCAATAGTCACTTGGCTTGCGCTTGCAGCAACCAAACGCCCCCCCATCCGCTTACCTGCACGCACTGGATCTGTGGTTTGAATCAAACTACCTGATTGAATAAAGACTGAATCTAAGCCAGCTTTAAACGATACCGTTTCAACCTCTTCTTGCTCGGTAGTTAGCAACATTTTACCCAAGCGGTGCGCCTGCCCACGCGAGGTGCAGCCGGCTGCCACAATCTCAGTTTGCACCACACCAAAACGTGAGATTGCATCGTTATCAGACACATACTCAATTTTTGGTAAATAGTTGTCTAGTGGATCAATCCAAGTTACTAATACAACAGTGTGACGGACTTTTACACTTGAACCTGAATAGTTAAATACACCATCCACCACATTAGCAGGGCTAAAAATCTGAGACACATCCTGTGGCGCATCTTGAGATACATACACGGAACCAGAAGCCCAATACACCATTGCTCTGAATATAGAAGCAATATTAGAAAGCACCTGGTACGCTTGCTCTCGCGTTTGCAAATAAAGATTACATGTAAAACGAGGCTCTGAGCCACCAAAACCATCATCAACAAACTCATCACAATACTTACCAATGGAGTACAAACCCCATTTATCAATCATGCCTTCGCCAATTAAATCACCAAGGCCATAACGATTATTGGTGGCAATATCGTAGAAGATCCATGCAGGGTTATCCGTCCAGGCTACCGTAAATGTACCATCCCAAGTGCCGGTATATTCACGGGTCAATGGGCTATAGTTAGATGGCACCTTAACTTTAATGCCTCTAATTTCATATCGACGCACTGGAATACTATTGAACTGACTAGAGTCAATCTGCAAGGCCACTAATGCCGTGTTTGGATAAGTCAGCTTGGCATCAATAATTTCAGTATAGCTATCCCACATCGTATTGTTTTGAAGCGCAATCGTTGTGCTGTCCGGTGTGATCCTACGTACACGAACATCCCACTCATCACCTTCTGGCAATGGCACGTAATAAGCGCGCTGGTATTTAGAGGTTGTTTTACCTGATATCGTGTCCGTGTAAGCAGGAGCGTATAACTCTGCGTAACCTATAGAGACTGAGCCACCATAGGCCATACCAGAAACAACGTAAGGGTCAAACTGTTGGTATCTATATGCTATTGCACTACCACCTGTTTTAAGCGCTCTAAACTGATATAAACCACTTGCTAAAGTGAGTGAAAAAGTACGGGAACCAGTTGGAGAGGTAAATGAGCCAGGACTATAATTTCCGTTAACAACGTCGGCTGATCCATTACCAGAGAATGAATAATTTTCGTGGGTAATCCAATCAATAGCACCAACTACTCTATATTGAAGCGCTAAAGATAAACTTTGATTTCCTCCAATAAGCTGACCAACCCAGTTAACCGTGATATTAAACTTATCAGATACAACACCATTACTAACAAAGTCAGATCCATATGCAAAACTGCCAGATTGAAATGTTTTGCGTAAAGGCTGGGCCACAAAACCACCACCATCAGTTTGCACATCAATAGCAATCTCAACTGAGGTACCGTTAATATCGCCATTAGTTGTATCTTGCTGGCTTAACTGAGGCACAGAAAGCGTGACACGCACAGCTGTATTATTGGAATTAGTGATTGAACGAACAACACTTGAGGCCTGCTTAATCTGTACGCCAACAGGCCCCTCAGACTCTGCTGCAGAGAAGCCAGAAATATACTCTTGCGATTGAGCGCCATTGCGTGTTGATACAGTTACACCAGTAAAGTTAAATGAACCGTCAGCGTTTTGTAGCGGGGTGTCATCAAGATAGATTGATTTTAATCCATCCACCAAGCCTTCAATTTCACCCTCACTGATCACATCAATGATATTCGCATACTGAATAGATCTAAGCGTATCCGGGGCCTCAACAGCAACCCTTCCGCTGCCGCCGCCACCCTTACCACCACCCCCGCCATGTCCTTTAATCAGCTCACTCATAGTTGCGCCACGCTAAATCCAACAGAAACAACTTGAGAGCCAACACCCATCTTGCCATAGCAAACGGGCACAGGGTTACCTTGGCCAGTCACATTCACAGCACCTGAAAATGAAGTATTAGGGATATTTTCCGCACGCTCACCGGCATTCTTTTGTGCCTTTGGCGGTGCAAACAACATTTGAGAAACACCACCAAGCAATAAAGAGAAGCCAATCCCTGAAGCAATGCCAGACAAACTATATGAGAATGAGCTCATGGTGCTTAAGTAAGTAGTACCAGGCAAGTAGAAAGATGCACCAATCAATGCAGCCCCCAGCAAAGCCTTACCTAAACCACCACTGCCAGACACGATAGGCACGATCTTAATTGTCTTAGATGTTCCAACGTGCAGCTTCTCTTGATTAGAACGGTTATCACCACCGGCTAATACTTTGTAATAAGCTTGCCCATCCTGAATAATGGCATCTTTAAAATCAGCATAATTGGCGCAGAAAGCACGAATCACCTCAGCTGGTGTTCTAGCATTCAGTTGATGCACTTTTCCGTATCTATCGGCTAAAAATCCGTAAAGAATCACTGTTAGCATAGAGATTGATGCCTCAATATTTTTGAAGTGATTTTTCTCCAATAGCCGCCATACACATCACGGCTTGAGGCCTTGCCCATCACGTGATGCAAAATAACGTTATCAGCAACATAAACGGCGCAATGATTTGGAACAGGGCTCACTACTTGCATCAAAATAATGTCGTGCAGCTGCGGACTATCCACTTCAACAAATCCAGCCGATTTATAATTGTCCAGGTAAAGGTTGTCGCCCTTATTCCACCATTCCACATCGCGTGGGTAATCAATCATTTCAATGCCAAGCTCACGCTTGTAGTAGTCACGCCAGATTGCATAGCAATCGGTAATGCCGTGCACAAAATTACGGCCAACATAAGGCGCAACATAGCCGCTAGGCTCTGTGTACGTCCAGGTATGCAATGGGTAATTCATAATTAAATATGGCAGCTGGTGGCGCTCAATCTCAATCAAATCAGCCTGGCTAGGCGCAGGGTTAACATTGATATGGGAATGCACCACACAAACAACCTTGTACTTGTCGCAAGCATCTGCATACTCAGCAGGATCAATCGCAAAATCAATATCACGAGGCGCAACGTTGGTGCATGGTAAGTACAATTGCTTACGGCGATGACTTACCACCAAGCCACAAACTTCACGCCTTGGTGAGCTTGCTACGTGTGCTTTTACTGCCTCTAAAATATGGTCTGCAATCGTCATGGTTATCTAATCAACTTAATCGCAGGAAACCCGCCATAAGGCAGTGGATTGTTACCAAAACGTAAACGGCATGAGCGCAATCTTTTACCGCAATCGTCAAGCGACAAATCAGCTGTAGGACTATCGCTTTTATCTGCCACAGCATCACCGGCATAACTACACTCAGCTGAGCGATAAGCCCAGGTACAAACGTTTTGAATACATTGGCGGCGTGGCAACATAGCGCCTTCAAGATCTAAAGCGCTGGCGAGCTCCCACTCCACCATTACTTTATTTTCATTGGCTTTACGGTCGATGAAATATACCTCTTCATCCAATGCAGCATTAGGGTCTGCACTAGGGTTTACACCACCCTCAAAGTTAACCGCATCAAGATATTTTAAGAAGGTACGACGGCGTATGAATTTAACGCGCACCAGATCATCGTTTTCACGAGACAGCCCACCAATCAATCCATCCACGTTGGCAATACGCAACGTTGGCCTAGCCTGCTTACCATTGCCATTACGCTCAAAGCCATCCGCATCAATCGGCAATCTGGTGTAGGTGATAGCATTAAACACAACATTGCCAAGAAGATCATTAACACCATTATGGAAGTAATAATGTTCATCAATGCCAATGGTATTAAGATCAAGCTCAAACAGCTCAAGCAAAACACCTGCATTTGCTTTTTGGATGTCAGCAGTAATCATTCAAACACCTGCTCAAACTTGGTAGAGATCACACCAACGTTAGGTGCGATAATTCGACGCGACCAATTACGGCAAAGAACCTTGATTTCACTTCTGCCAGATGGAGTCCAGGTGAATGAATCCACCCCGCTCTTTGCTTTAAAGAAACTTTCAATCACATCAATTTCAGCAACTGGCCTTTGAAATACAACTGACCACATATCCTTAGTGATATTAATACCATCAGCTACACGCTGCTCGTAACCATCACCAAAGCTCACAGTTTTAACACGCGGGGTATTATCAATCACGGCTTCATATGAGGGCTGAAAGTTAAAATCACTCATGCCAACAGCCCGCCTTGACGTTTTTCATTAATCAATACAGAACGAACTGCACTGGCTATCTGGCGGCCAAGATCATTACCTTTATCGCTATTACCTTGAACGTTGCTACCACTAGCATCAACACTTACTTGAACGTTGTACTCAACATTGCCAGCACCAGCACCACTTGCTTGCACACCAAGCTTGCCGTCTTTACCGCGTTTAAGCGGAAAAATACCCTCAGCACCAGCTTCACCCATCAAGCCAGCACCATTTGCAAATGCAAACATCGTTGGGCTACTCACTACGCTGCCAGAAAAGGCAGATAAACTTGGACTGTTGTAAACACCACCATTAGCATTAGGAATAATGCTTTTAAACCAGTCACTAATCCCACTGCTAAATCCATCAAAAGCTTCAGCAAATGGCTCAGTCACTTTTTTACGCGTAAAAATACGGATAAGGTCTTCACCTAACCCATCAACAACATCACGTAGCTCATTACCTTTAACGATAGAATCTTCAAATGCAGAGCTAAACGTTAAGCCTAAATCTCTACCAATATTTGAACTTTGAGATGTCTGTTTTTCAAGCGCCTTAAAAGCAGCACTTTGTCTTTCAAGTTCAGCCTCTTTGATTATGGCAATCTGATCAGCCTCACCATCCATTAGATCGATACGTTCTAAACGGCGCCTATTTTCAATTTCAAGCTGTTTACGCGCACGCTCTTTATCATTTTCAATTAATGAAGCATTGAGATCTTCTGTCTCACGCAAAATAGCATTGTAGGTTTCAGAATTAGCGTTATAGAATGATTGGGTAGCATCATCAGATTCTTGTAACTCAGCCATCATTTCATTGTTACGCTCAATTGAAGCATTAAGTGCATCTGATGATGTAATAGCATCTTCTTGAGCCTTTGATTGCGCAATCAAGCTTTCTGCATAACTTCTTACTACAGGTGATAGTTGCGTGTAAGCATCAAGTTGCTCCTGAAGCTTCTCTGAAACAGTTTGAGTTGGCTTCACAGCGTCATCAAAAGATTTAATAAGCTTAGCCATATCCTCAGTGTATTTTTCAGCATCAGATTTACCAGATGATTTTGATGTTTTATCTTTTTTATCTACTGGAGATGGCTCAAATGATGTCTTTGGCTTGTTTCTAGTCTTCGTCTCGTTTTCTGCCCTTGCCCTTTCAATATCAGCAAGCTTTGAGTAAGTGTTAAGTTCTTTTTGCGCAACCTCGATCTGAGTATTTAGAATTGCGATGTCGTCTGCATTAAAAAATCTTGAAACAGATCCAGCATTATTAAATGCATCGCGAGTTTTAACGAGCTTAGCCAATCTTTGCTCTGCATCAGCAACACCTTGTGCGCCTGATTTGTTTTCAAAGGCAGCTAAGAAGCCCGCATAAAATCCATCTGAGGCTTGCGTTAGATCCAAAAACCCTTGAGTTAAATCGGCAAGTGCCGGTAATAGTGTATTACCAAGTTCTATTTTCAAACCTGATGCAGCCTGAGTAATCTTGGTGATATTGTCGTTAAATTTTCCAGCCGCCTCAGCAACGTCATTAGAAACAATTAACCCAAATCTCTCAGCTTCATCTGAAGATTTTCTTAATCCATCAGCACCCTGATTAATAAGCGGCAAAAGTTGAGCACCAGACTTACCTAGCAACTCTTGTGCGATAGCAGTTTTTCTGGCGCCATCTTCCATTTTTGATAATTTATCAGCCACAACAGTAAATAACTCTGCAGTGTCTGTAAAATTTGTTGGGTCTATTTTTAGCTTACCAAATGATTCAATTGCACCAACAGATCCATCTCTAAAATCTTCTGAAACTTTAGCTAGCTTACCCAACCCAGCTTGCAATGGCTCGAACACGCCCTCAATATCAGCCGCGTATTTAAGCGCAGATAATTTTTCAGTAGTAGTACCAAGCGTTTGAGACAGGTCACCCATCTCATCAGAAAAGTCTGCAGCAGACCTAACAGACTGCGCAAGAAAACCAACCGCAGTAGCCGCAGAAAGTCCACCAATTAAACCAGTAATCTTGCCAAAACCTTGCTCAACACCCAACAGACGGTTACTCAAAGATGTGAAAGCGGGAGCGGTTTTATCCTCTGCCGTAATTTCAATCTTAGTTTCATTTCTCGCCATGGTTTTTAATTTTCTCAAATTGAGCAAGTAGCTGCTCTATGTCGGTTATGCCAATTATTTCTGCCACGATCTCAAGGGCGGTCCAGTCCAATTTCCCACCCATCATGTTCCATGCCTTTATTGCTAAAACCACGCTTTCATCTGGCAGCAAATCAGACTTGATCGGCAGGTCTGCCGAATCAAGCCAATCTGTTATTTTTTTTCAGCACGCTCTACTTTCAGGTTGTGCTCAGCAATAGAAGCCTTAATTGCATCATTAATGGGTGACCACAATTCGGCATGATCATCTACATACGCTGCCCAAAGATCAGGCTCAAATTTAGCGTCAACAGCATCACCGCCAGGGATTAAATCTATCTCCTGCAAATTCCAGCCAACAACAAATCTGCGAACAAGATCAAGGCGCGAAGCTCTTTCTGCTAACATCTGCACTTGCTCAGCTTCAGTGGGGCGTCGGATGGTAAATCGCTTACCATCCACCTCCACTATTGATTCTCGTGCTTTTTTTATTTTTTCAACTAAACTCATGTTGATTAACTTGCGTAGTAGCTAGGAGTGCCGTTCATGGTGATGGTCGTAGGCGTTGTCACTAAGCCTTGTGCCTGACCACCTGGCAACAAGTTCGCACCCACATAACCAACAAACAACATCACCTGGCCGCCAGCACCAAATGTGAATTTAAATGCACGCTTAGCTTGAGCATCTGAAGCCGTTTTCATTGCCAATAATCCAGCATCTGAAACATCCCAAATGTTGTCAAATGTAAAAGTTGATGCAGCGGGCAAGCCAGGCATTTGCGTACGGCTGTTATCGTGAATAGTAGTGGTATCGATAAAATCAAAGCTACCGCCACTAGAACTAATACTTGTAGCAGTAGAAATGGTTGTACCAAAAGTGATTTTCTGAGCAGTACCAGAAGAGAATGTGTCAAATGCCGTCGTATCAATACCTTCTAACTCAAAAGTATCATTGGTTTTATTTGCTACACGGACCACGCGGTCGTTAACCTGACGCATGCCCTGTACATCTAAGTACAACAAATCACCATTTGAAAGGCCATGAGCCACCGATGTGACCTCACCAGGCGATTCCTTCGTAATTGCTGTAATAATGATTGCATCTGCCAATGCAGATTGCATTGCGATCTGCACATTACTCCATTTTTTTGCTTGTGCCATTTGATTAGCCCCTAATTAAATTGAAACATCAGGCACACTTGCCTGTGTGTAATACTCTACTTTGAAAGATAATGTCGCCTGCCCTGTAGGTGTTTCAGCTTCTGAGTTTCCATCAGTCTCAATATCAGTGAGTACCATGCTTTTAACCAAACCGCTCAAAGTATTCACTTCTTCTGATTGGTTAATTGCTTGCTCAACCTCTTTGATAATTTGGTCTATTTCATCATCCAAACCATCCACAGCTTTAGCTACTACATTCACAATTGCCACCAACTCACGTTCAAGTATTGGGTTGGAATTAATAGTGATTGCCTCAATCACTTCTTTATTGGTAGAAACCACTAATGCAGGCAGCTCGTTTTCTTGCAGTGCTGATATTTTTGACTGAAACACGTTAGCGCCTGTGGTTGTTAATCCAGTTAAGGTTGCAACAATGGCGTGCCTGATTTGAGCTCTAACGTGATCTGCCAATTTATACTTTCAACAACTCAATACGTAAAATACCTGTGCCGTCTGGTTCAAAAGTTTTAACTTTGTAATTTGTAGCTTCAATTACTAAAGCTTGCCCTTTTTCTACTCCAATAAAATCACTAGCATTTGCTGTAATAAAAGGGTTACTTCCAGCTGCACCAAACTGCTCGGTGTATTCGTGGTCGTAAATAACATTGACTGAGGTAGTGCCTTTCCAAAGCGCAACAACAGAAAACTCGTTGTCATCAAATAAATCACTTATATCCTCAGTCATTGCCATTAATTACTGCCTTCTTTGCCTTTTTCAGATTCTGCTGCAGCTTTCTCTTCAGCTTTAGTTAACTTAACTTCTACAGCCCAGCCATGCTTAATCGCCAGCTTGCCTTCTGATTCTGAAACTTTCTCTTTCTTACCAGCAACTACTTGTCGATCATCTAGTTGCATGGTGCGTTTTGGAATAATGAACATTGTGGATTCTCCATAAAGCAGTTAGGAAAAATTTATATTTCACCTAACTGCTGCTGAGTGGTTAAGCGGTTAATGCGTCTTTCATTGCTGAGAAGCTCTCAGCATGACGTACCGCAATATCAACATCTTGTAAGGCAACAACGCGAACAGTGCCAGATGTTGAGCCTGTGTATGGATCAACCATCAAATCTAATGAACCCCATTGACCGATAATTAAGTCATTCCAGTTACCTGCAATGATGGCTGAGGCAACACCTGATGATGAGCCTTTAGTTAAGTTGGCTGGCACTTGATTAGAAACACCACCACGCATACCGCCAATTGACGTTAAGCCTTGAGCATCAGGGAAATTCTCGACAATGTAGCCAGAAACACCAGATGATTTAAGTGTGGTCATTAACTTACCAATCACTTTAGCGTTGGTCATAATGCCCATGCTGCCAAAGTCAGCATTTGCAGTAGCAATATCGCTCCACAACTCAACGATATGCGCCCATGTAGGGGCTAAACCATCAGTACCACCTACTACAGAGCCGATGCCGCTAGTGTTTAAAATACCGCGTGGCTGATTATCAGCACCAGTGCCGCTGATTGCTGCTAAGTCAATTGCCAAAGCAACTACGCGAGACAAGTCGTTACGAACGAAGCTTTCAACATCCATGCTTGATTGCAATAACAACTTACGGCTAATGTCAGTAAATGCACCTAATGTTTTAGGTGACATTGTCACTTGGTCAAATGCTTGTTGTGATTCTGCTGGTGCGCCTGATTCAGCAACCCAATATGCAGTTGCACCACCTGTTTGACGTGGGATAGCAATCTGGCCAGTTAAGCCAGTCAGCATTTGAGCACCCATACGTTGCACTAAAATCTTGTTGCGTAGCAGATCAATAAAAGAACCTGACAATAAATCAGTAGCTACCGTGTTACCACCGGCTGTTGCTGTCGTGACATTCAAATCACGCGCCTGCACTTCGATTGGCACAAAGAAACCTTGTGCAGATTTACCGTGTTTTTGTGCAAAAGCATCAGATGCTTCACGCTCAAACTTTGCAGCCTCTTGTGCTTTACGATCAGCAGGGTTTGCTAATGCGTTTAAGGCACGTAAAAAGCTAAAGTTCCCAGCTTCTTTTTTGGTCATACCAATCGTTGCGCTATCTACTGGCTTGTTAGCCATGCGCTCTAAAACGATCGATGTAAACTCTTTTACGCTTTTACCATCCTGAATAGCTTGTGCAGCTAAATCAGCGCATTTGTATTGCGTACCAATCGCTAGAATTTCGTTAACTGTTGACATAGCACCTTTTGCGCCACGCTCTTCAATCACTTTTACGTCAACTTCTGGTTTGGTTTCTACTTTGTCCATGCTTTTCTCCATAGGGGAATTTTTAATTTCGATAATTGGGTTTGGAGTATCAGCACTTCTGCCGACACCGACTGTTGCATCTGCTGGCACTGAAACGAGAGAAATTTCGTATGGCTCCCAGTCCGTCACGGTGTAGGTTTCTTGATCGCGTGATTCTTCAGTTAACACTGCTTTATGAATCATGTATCCAACACTTACGCTGCGACGAATGCCGTCTTTTACGTCTTGAAAAACCTCTTCTGCACGCGCACTTTTCCCAAAACGCACCACAGCACGACCTACTCGGTCTGTACCGATCTGCACAGATTCAACTACCCCAATATGGTCACGACTATCGTGATCCATTAAAAATGGGCCGCCATCTTTCAAGCGGTCAAGGCGAATACTTTTTTCTTCGTGGCTAAGGATTTCAATTCCCCACCAACGCTCATAAGGTGTTTCAGATGAAAACGCCAACTCAACCGTTCTTGACTCTTCATTAATCGCTTCACGATTAAATAAAAAGCTTCTGACTTCTTTTGTACCTGGCTTAATTGTTTTCATTAATTGCTCCTTCATAAGTGCTATAAAACCATGCAAAGCGTCAACAAATTAAGGCGAAGTGTTGACGCCCTCATCCTCTAGCTTTGGCTTTTCTGCAACAGGTGTTGGATTAGTAAATTCAGGCAAGCCAAGTGATTTAGCTTCTTTGTTTGCACGGGCGATATCTGCCATCACATCATTAAGATCAACGCCCATTTGGTTAGCGATCACATATGGCGACTGCAGTGAGTTTTTAACTGCAAGCAAACTTGCTTGAATGTCACGTAATGGGTCAACCCACTGCCAACGCCTACCTTGCCATGTATGCGCAGTAAACTTATCTAACTTGCCAGCTGGCAATGTGGAGCCATTTAATAATGTTATTTCGCCTTTTAATAGCGCAATTGATAGCCACTCTCTAAACATTGGCTTAAGCAATGAGTCAATAAACCAACTTTGAATTGTCATCCATTGCTCACGCTCATCAATCACGCCACTTCTAATGCTTGAGAAATTAACACCTTCAAGATCATTAGCTAGTCCGTTATAGGCAACATTTAGGCCGCTGGATGCACGGCGTAAAAAGTTTTTTACAAACGGCCCCATCATTGTGTCTGGGTATCGTGTGTCGTAAGGTTTGAAGTCGTAACCTTCTGGCAAGGTATCAAACTCACCAGGTACGCTAATGTCAATTGGCGCGTCATCTGCTTCACCGCCGTCTCCTACTGGCGGCAATCCATCTGGCGACACAATAAAGCCTAGTGTGTTAGCGCCTTTACGCGCAGCGATTAAAGCGCTCTGCTCAAACTCGCCTAAATGATGAAGCGTCAGCATACTGGCACTCATCCACGGCACACCGCGCACTTGCTCTGGATTTTCGTAAATGAAGTCGTGATAAATATCTTCAGCTGGCACAGCCTCACGTATTCTTGATTGATTTGACTCGCTTTGATGGCTGGTATAAATGTGATAAAAAAGTGGACGTCGGTATTCATCCACCTCAATCCCCATAACTACTTGATTACGTCCATTACCTGGTGCAACGTTGTATTGCGTATCAAGCTTATCAATGTCGATCAGCTGCAGTGCAAAACCAAAGCGATTACGTGCTTTTGTGCCACGAATCTTACGGATTAAATACTCCCCGTCACGCGCAAATGCTCGCGCAGTGGCACGTTCAAGCTCAGCCAAACTCATTCGCCCGCTAATTTCACATACGCCTTTTTCTGCCCACGCATAAAATGCACGCTCTATTGCATCTGCTGCTGGCTTATCTTCCACAGTCTCATTGCTCATCACACGAGATTGCAAAATAAAACCGTTTGGCCCCACAACGTTCGCGACCACCATGTTGATAAACTTCTTGGCGTAATCGTTGTTTTTGGTCAGGTCACGTGATCGTGCGCGGAGCTTATCAAGATCTGTGCGTAACTCTTGGTTGATGCTATCGGTAGTTGTAAACCAGCCGCTAGTTAACCTATTGACGATTGCTGCGGTGAAGCGCCTAACTTGCTTGCCTTGCTTTGGCGTTTCTTGCACTATGGCTGGCGTGCCACCAAACATGCGTTGAATTAAATTAGCCATTAGAAACCTATCATGGATTTATTGCGGGCAGACATGCCGTTTTTTGTGCGCTCGGCACTTATTTCTCGATTTACTTCTTGCTGAACTTTTGAACGGAATGCCAAGAAATCACCTGGGCTATTAAAGCTCATGGTGCGACCCGCGATTGAGTATTGCTGCAGGTATGCTTTTTTGCCGTAATTAGCAAAGGCTTCATTTAGCTGATCAAGACATTTTTTTGCTGAGCTTCGAGTATCAAACCCTGCCGCCTGGCCTGCTAAATTGGTATTAATTTTAATGCTGCCATTAGCAATGGTGTATCGTTCATCACCCTTGGTAACAAATGACTGAGTGCTATATGCACCAGCTGCATAACCAGAAGAAGTTGTAGCTGTGATATTTACTTTGTGAGACTGGCCGTCAGCCGTACTTGATACCGTGTATTTATTGGCCGCATTGATAAATACATAATTTAAAACCCACCCGTCATCTGCAGGGTAATCGCTTAATGTTTTAATCCATTGAACGGTATCACCTGCCGTAAACTCTGCTGGCTCTGTGTTTAAAATAGTATTTTGCATGCAAGCACTTTGCCATGCAAAACGTCAACAATTTAAGGCGAAGTGTTGACAGATCACCCCTTAAATATTGCATAGGCACGCTGGCGAGAGATGCCAAATTTACGTCCAATAAAACTGAAGCTTTCACCAGCACGAGCAAGTCGGATAATCTCACGGCGGCGGCTCGATATATATTCATCACTCATTAATTGCTTGCCAATGTAAGGGCGCTCACCATTCCAGTCTTGCCTCACTTCACGCTCTATTTGCTCAAAATGTGCCGTTGTGAGCGCACCTTCTGCTTTAAATACAGAATAAATACGCTGCAATATATCCAACACAATATCGTTAGATTCAACATGAGACTGGTCTTCTATTTTTTTTATATCAAATTCACTCATTGCTATTTCCTTGCAATCATTCTGCGTCTTGGTTTTCGGCTAGAGACAAGCGGTGCAGCTTGACCACTAGTTGGAATTACGTACTTACTCAAATCAACAGCACATAAGCGCATGGCAGCAAATGAATAAACTTTGCAGTCAATCGCCTCATTACGTGGGCGTGTTTTAACCCACTCTAAAATAGGACGCTGGCCCCGCATCTTGGTCACTAGCTTTTCAGCGGTAAGCTGCGCAAAATATTCATCATCAAAGTCTGGCTCTTGCGGATAATGAATGTAGCCAGGACCAGGCGTGGTAATTTTTAAACGCGAATACACCAGCGCCTTCCCTTGATCAACACCCAAGGGCTCAACATGCACCCCGCGCTTACGCTTTGCACGTAAGCGGGCGCGACGCTTTTTCTCATCTTCGATTAACGGACGTCCAGCACCTTCAACCCCTTTAATCGCCACACACCATTTGCGCTTTTCACAGAACGCATACACCATGCTTGTGTTGTAGCCTGAGTCAATCGCAGCCAGTCGAACGCCAGCCTCACGCAATACTTCGTCTAACTCATCCCAAACATCTTGTGCAGCTGTATCACCAGGGATTACCAGATGATTAAGTGTCCAGTTCTCCTCATCTTTACCCCACCCATCAATCGTGACTTCTAGCCGGTCTTTTTGTACGTCCACCCCTGCAGTTTTGAATGCGATAGATGGATTGTCGTAAACTTCAAGTCGCATGATGAGTGCAGTAGGATCTTGCTGATCACCCTGCTCTTTAAACACTTCACCCAAATAGGTGTTGATAAATGCTTTCAGCTCAGAACTATCACCCTGGCATTGCAGCCACTTTTCAACAATGGCACGCCAGCCAATCCCTAAACCAACTGGGGAATACAGTGCATTTAAATGGTAGCCATGATGCAGCTTGATACTAGGACGCTCAGCAATCCAACGCCCTTTTGCCAGCATTTCAGTTTTATGCCCTTCATCGATGTAAACACCGCAGTGCTCGCATAAATACTGCACAGACTCCACTTGAGCTGGCTCATCATCTACAGGCAAAGACATTTTCCATTTGAGGCCATAAGCAAAGTCCTTACCGCCAAACTTAAGGGTTTGAAATTCACCGCAATGTGGGCATGGCACGTGATAGCGGCGCATATCACTACGCTTATATAAAATATCAATTCGCGAGGCTTCATCTTTTGTAGGGGTGCTCACAAAGTAGCTTTTTGCTCGGCTAAATGTGCGCTGACGGTTTTCAATCAACGTCATCGGGTCGCCTTCACCGCCAACATCCCAAGGGAACGCATCAACTTCATCAGCCTCAACGTATGGCAAGTGATCACTACGCAAACTATCTGGTGAATTTGCGCCTGCTTTGATAATGCGAGCACGTGCGCCATATTCCAAAAGGTCGCCACGATTGGCTTTATTGCGTGTGGATTTATTCACCAGCTCTTTAAGCACTGGCGTTTCTTCCATCATTTTGCTTAAACGTGGGTTAAGTGAACGCTCGCGTAGCTCCAATGTTGGCACTACGCACAGCAAATCTTTATTTTGAAGATGATGCATGATGTAGCCCACCCAGTTATACATCACCTCAGTACCACCTACGCCAGATGATTTAATAAACGTCACACTGCGCACAGGGCTGTGCTCGCTTAGGTCGTCCATAATTTCGCGCAGGTATGGTGTAGTGGCAGTATTCCAACGTCCAGGTAAGTTGGTACCGCTTTCTAGCCAACGGTTACGATCTGCCCATTGGCTTACTGTAATTAAATCGCGAGGCTTTGCACCACGCTTAAAATATTCGTTAAACTCAGGTAGTGGGGTATTAGTGTTATCTATTTGCGTAGATAATGAGTGCATTAAATCCAGCAAACAATCTGTCATTAAATAGTGGGTGCGTGTTTCATCGTGTGTATTTTCGATTGCATCCATCAACGCGCTTTGCATTTTATTGGTAATGCTCAACATTAAACTACGCACGCGCATGGCAGACATCACCACCTCACCAGACAAGCAGCTTTCATCCTGCGCCTGCTGATACTGCTTAAGCGCGATCGTTGCATTAAGCTTAGCTTCTTGCGTTTTTAAATCTGGCATTGATGTTAGCGCAGCACTCACAATTAACCCTTTCTCAATCTGCGCATAGCGCGTGGAAACTCTGCTTTAATTACGCGACTCAGTTTCTTAATTTCTTCCTCTAAAATCCTATGTCTCAATCCAGCGTCTTTAGTCACAGCTAAACGCGGAGCAGTTTGATCAACCAATCGCTCTAAACTTGCCCTTAGCGTGTTGCCTAATGCCTGGGCTTCGCGGCGCACATCCGCAATTAAAAAACGTTTTCCTAGCACCAAATCAAACTCAAGTGCCTTATGGTCGTTTTTCACTTGCTGCAATGTGCGCTCGTAATATTGACGACTACCTTCTTCAACCTCTGCCACCTTGCGTTTTTTACGAGCAGGCTTCATACCTTTACGCTCTGCCTCATGGCGTGCTGCCACGGATGGTTTAGCCCCGCTTGCTGTGGCCTCTATTTTTGAAATTGAAGCCTCAACCTCAACACGCTTACCATCCTCAGTAAGCACAATGCGCCCATGATTAATCAGCTCAGTGATATAACTTGGCGCACGCTGAATACGCTTAGCAAATTGGCTTTTGGTTTCGATGGTCATTAATCAACAACTTCCAACTTGAATTTTTTTTCTATAAGCTCCAAGTTAAAATCAACGACAACAAAGTAAGTTGCAACAATAGTTGGCAATTGGTTAGGTGATACCTCTAATTTAAATTTATGAAGATTCTCAATATCCAAACCAAACGCCTTTGCAAGATTGATATTTACTTTATTTACATTTGTATTCATGATTTATTTTCCATATAAATAACTTCATACGCATCACAATCATCACCAGCCAATGCGTAAAAAGAAGCCCACGCCTGGTTTTCTGCCTCTGGTCTAAGGTAACGACCGCATGATGTTTTAAACGCGCAGTTAAGCCCCTCACACTTAGCAGCATCAGCCCGTTCTTTTAATGTGTTATCTGCCATCTACTTTTTACCTAATTCAATTTTTAATAACCCAGCAACAACTCCATCCGCTGGTACCTGCTTCCCTAACTCTCCTAGCGCAAGATAGTCAGCACCATTTATTTCTAACCTAGGGATTGAGGAATCTTTCCAACCCTTACTTCCACCAACTTGACCAGTTTCAAAATTAGTCGCTTTAAACTCCACAGCACCAAAAGAAGATCTAAATTCATCTACTACTTCTTTAATACTTTTCTCTTTCATATAGTAAAAGTAGTGTGATGGGGTGTGATGGGGTCATATGTACCCCGTAACATCCGCAAGGCGCATGTATAAAGGAGTGTGATGGGGGTGATGGGTGTGATGGGGTGTTGCTCGTGTGCGTGAGAGTTAATTATTAAAATATTAGTATTAATATCACTACGTGTACGCGCACACATGAAACCCCATAACACCCGTAACAAACCAATATTGGCGCGGTGTTTGCCCATCACATACCCCGTCACATAACCCATCACACCCATCACATTTCTAATCATTTTGTGGCCTCAATGCTTCTTTAAAATCAAGTACGCAAGTTGTTACCCATTGAGATTCAGTAGAATCAGGTTTTTTTAACTGCTTTTCTGAAATAAAATCTTCAGGTGGATAAATCACAGCACGCTGCTTTGCCTCACCAGTAAAGTGATAATTTGAATATATGCGCGGCTTACTGCGTGACCAGCCACTCATTTTCACAATATTGCCTATCAACTGATTCAACTCACGCGGTCTAACCACGCCATTACGCTTAGCCCAATCGGTATATGCTTTATATAAATCCTCGCTTAAGCATGGGCAAACAGGCAGATCCAACTCACTAGCGGTCCATTCCTGCAAGAATCTATCGCCAGACTCAAGATTGATATCAATCAGATCCTGCTTAGATTTAGTCATCGGTGGCTTGCTATGCTGGTTAAAATCACCAAGTGGCAAGTTCAAAAGATAATCATGCAGGGCTTCAATACCCCCACACGCAACCTCTTCAGCTACATCAGAATAGTAATTAGGGTGAAGTTTTTCTGGTGTCCAGATCACAGCAAAACGTCTGTCATCTTTCTCAAGCACTAACGGTTGCTTTTCATTAGATAAAAATACGATATTGACGTGGTTTTTTTCATCATGAGCAGCCACGTTTTTAGGGTTAATCCTGATCGTGTCGCCAGTGATTAATGCTTTGATTTTGTTTTTAATGTGAAAAAGCTCTTGCCTCGCCACAACCTCATCAGCAATCATGAATAACTTGCCAGAAGCCCAATCATTAAACTTATCATCGATTTCAGCCTGGCCAACAATGCGAGAATATTTACCAAAAATTTGCGCATAGGCTTCAAAGAACAGATTTTTACCAGCACCCTGTGGACCATGAAAAATGAGTGCCGTACGCATTTTTGCGCCCTTGTTTTGTAGCGGATATGCAAGCCACTTCAAAACCCACTCGTAAACCTCTTTATTGCCAGACTCTTCACCACTGCAAAGATGCTCAAGCAAACTTAATAAGATTCCGCATTGCCCAGCTTTGGGCTCAGTAGGCCAACCACCCCATAAATTGCAGATGATGTTTTTATCTTTCTCAGTAGGATCAAAGCCAACCTCACTTAAGCGCACAACACTACGCATTGGGTGTAACTTCCACTCACGCCAGGCGTGATCAACACAAATATCTAATACATCAGACTTTGGTATTAGGCTTGCCTCTTGGTGGTCGTACATCGTGCCGCCCGCACCATAGATTAAGCTGTAACGATCAACTGCCTCACCCACATCAAGCAAAGGCTTTAATGTACCTCTAGCATCATCCCCACCCCCCTGCTGTGTAGTAGCCGCACGCGGCACTACAGAAACCCAACCAAGCTGGTGGAGCTTATCCTCTATTTGCACTCTAATGGTGCTTTCAGAGCAGTTAGGAAAGTTAACAAGGTCATTAAAGTCAGTAAGTTTTTTACCTTCACGGTCAAATGGAAAATCAGGCTTAACCCATGCCCCACCCACGGCAATCGCTGCTTTCTCTGCTGCAGCACATCCAGGATTTCCCTCACTCAAATAATCATCGTCAGCACAAATTAAAATGTGTGCACGTGGATATTCTTTGTGAAGCGACTCTGCCACTGGCTGAAGATTTCCTGCATCAAAAGCCACTGCCACAGGAATTTCTGTCGCTTGATAAATACTTGCGCCGGTGGCATAACCTTCAGCCACTAATATTGTTGGCGTTTGTAGAGAAACGCTGCCACACAAATGAAAGTGTGATTTTTTATTAAGGCCTTTAGGCCAGTATTCTTTTTCAAGCTTAGTGCCGCGGTCTTTTCCGCGAATGATTTGCAACCCCCATACTTTGCCTTTAATGTCCTTCATTGGCACCGCAACTGTACCGTTGCCAGATGGTGCAAACCTCAACCCATGAGAGCGCACACCTTTTCGATTCAGATAACTACTTTCTCCTTCAGGCACGTATTTGTGCCAGGCAATCGCAGCCATCTTTGCGGCCTTTTCTGCATCCTGCTCGCGTTTTAGCTTTTCGCGTTTTTGCGCTTCTGCATGTTGTTTTTTTATAGCGGCCAGCTGATCCTTGCTTAGCTTAACTTCTGCACCTGGTGAAATTTTTTCACTGTAAGCCTCACCACCAAACCAGTAGCCAAAAGAACCAATCAATGCATGACGACCATCATCCAGCGTGATCTCATGCACAACGTACCAGCCCTTTTGTCCATGGCCATTACGTTTAATACGTCTCATCACACCGATATCAAGACTGCTGACAATGAAGTCATGACTGACTAGCGTACCGATCACATCATCATAGTTAATCCAGCTCATTTGCCAGCCTTACTAAGTTGCAGATTAATTGCCCTGTCAAACTCAATAATCATTTCAGCATTGATACGATCAATCACTCTTTTGCTAATACGCTTAGTGTTGAACATTTGAGGAACATCAATCGTGGTCAATGCTTTAATTGGCAATCTTGCTTTACCAATACGAGCAAACACGGTGCGTCCGTTGTTACCAAGAAAAGCACCTTTAATTACTTTTCCTGACGCGCCTTTTTTAATCTGGAATCTAAGATCGTTCTGAGTGCCAGCTTTTTTTCTCCTACGGCCTTCAGCTAAAGAAACTTTCTTTTCAGCAAATCTGATCAAGTTAAAACCACGACCACGCCTAGCTTTTACGTTAGGGTCCAAAGATGCAACCCAGTTACCTCCAACACTCCTAGCTTTGGTAACGCGTAAATTTTCTCGAACCTCTGAAGCCTTAATGTTAAATTCTGAAGTAATGCCTCGCACCATTTCAGTATTTGCTTTGGCAACCACTTTGTTGAGTGCAGCAGGGATTACCTTTTTTTGTATATTTTCCGGAATAGATTTAAGACGCTTCTGCAAATCTTTGAAGTCCGCTTTTATTGTTAAACTAACCATGCTTAATCCCTGCCAAATTTCAGTAATCTAAATATTCAAAACCTAGCGGTGTTTCGCGCTCGATTCGCCCCGTAATGAAACATCCCAGGGAGTACCTTTTGAAAACTTAAACACTGGCTTACTGAAATATGAAATCATCTTAAAACTTCCTTTAATCTACGCACGGGGCGCGGGGCTACTTCTTCTTACGAGTTAATCTAAGCTGCCAGTCATCACGGCAATGCTCATCACAAAACACAGCACTACCAATTAAAACTTCATCACAGTTATAGCAATGGCCTATAGGCTTTAATGCTGGTTTGCTGGCTTGTGCCCTTACTATTGCTAAAGATAATTCGCGCTCACGCATCTCAATATCTGTTGCCTTGTCATAAACGTCTGTCATACAACCTTGCTTTCAATCGTACTTTGGAATGCTAAGAGCTTGGCTTGCACGCCTGTTACCTCTGCGCATATACGCGCAAACTCTTTTCTATCAATCGACCCATCTGCATAAGAGCTTTGAAATTCAGACGCTAACTCCCCCATCTCCTTCATGATCTGCATGTATGAATCCAACAGGTTCATATCTCCCTGGTCTATTACATTAGGGAGCTTAAAGACCACGGCATTGCACTTATCTGCGAAGTATTGAGCCAGCTGATAATTGGTATCAGTAAAGTCACCCATCATTTCCAGCTCATCAATAGTTAAATGGTGCGTTTGAGTGTTAGGGTTTAACTTACTTGCTAAAACCTTGTCACCACGGCCCATCAGTGCCGCCAGTCCTACAACGCCACCTTTAAATTCATGAGCGATGCGATACGCTAAATGTGAAATAGTCAACGTGTATTTCCTTAAAAAGTAACGTGTTTATTGATAATAATCATGGACATAATGCAATCAAGCAGTGAGTACATAACTAAGTAAACGAGGCCAGTCATGACAAACACCGAAAGAATTGCATTACTAGAAAAAGCACACAGAGCCATGCATGCAAGGCTAGAAGCAACAGTGATAGCTTGTAGGGTGATGGTGCCACTCATGCCGGGCACACATTCAATAAAACAGATGCTAATGACCACTGCATATGACGCACTAAATGCGCACATGGAGAGAGCAAACTTTGACCAAGAGTTTCAGCAAGACGCGAGACTGGCATTTGATGAATTATTTTCATCTTTAAAATCATGCAGCACTCCTTAGATGATCAGGCAATCCATCATCAGGGTGTGGGTAAAGGTCTGGGCGTAATTGGTGCGGTGTAACTTCCCAGTTAACAGCAGAACATGCACGAATAACATATCTTGCTGGGATTCCTTCAGCTGTTGTATTAAGCCATCGCCAAACATGAGCTTGTTTTATTGGGTCTTCATCAGTTGCAAATTTCTCAGCAAGAGCAACCTGACCACCAGCTAGATGAACAATTTTTTCAAGGAAATATTTTGACATGAGTGAAGAATACAACCACAGTTATATTCCTGTCAATAACTTTAGTTGTTTTACAACAAAGAAGATTGATTGTATAAACTTGATGATGAACTATGGTGAACGTCTAAAAAAAGCACGACAAAATGCAAAGCTTTCACAAGCTGCATTAGCTGAGAAGGTAAAAATAAGCCAAGCAAACATCTCAAAACTAGAGATAAGTAATGCTAGTGGCTCAGAATTTACCGCGCAAATCGCTCGCGCTTGTGATGTAAACCCTCATTGGTTGGCAACAGGAGATGGGGATATGATAGATAGTTCATCTAATACCATCCCCTTATTTAGCAGATCAGCAAAGCAAGATGTTGCCGAATACAAACCTGAACCAATCAACCTGGTCGAGAACCCAGACTATCCTTCGATTAGAAGAGTCAATCTAAGGCTATCAGCAGGGATTGTCGGCTTTAGTATCGACCACGATATAGACGATAAATCCCCAATTGTCATGCAGCGCCAATGGTTTGAATCTCGTGGTTACAATCCATCTAAACTTCTGGCGACAGGGGTTAGGGGCGATAGCATGTCACCAGGAATGAATGATGGTGATACCGTCGTAATTAACACAGAGGACACCACCCCTGTTGATGGCATAGCATTTGCTATCAACTACGAGGGTGAGTTAACTGTAAAACGTCTATTTCGTGATGCTGGCATATGGTGGCTTTCATCAGACAACCCAGATCAGCGTAAATATCCGCGTAAGCAATGTACTGGTGACTTATGTTTGATTATCGGCAGGATTGTACATAAACAAAGCGAAGTGATTTAATCTAAAATAGAAGATTGGGAAACAATGAATTCTTTAGGTGGTGCAGTTACCATAATTGGGATTGGGTTTTTAATCATATTAGCAATATTGTGGTTTTGTTTACCATTTGCAGTTTTTGGCACAAAACCACTAATTGAAGAATCAATTAGAGAGCAAAAAGCACTTAGAAAAGCTATTGAAGATTTACATAAAACAATTAAGGAAAAATAATGGGCATGCATGATCCAGCACATATCTGCTTAAACTGCGGACATCAAGGCTCGCCCAAAGATATTTCAAAAGGCACGTTTATCACAGAATTATCTTTTTGGATTGTGACAGCAATCATCGCAGCCTCTAGCACATGGGCCCTTCTAATCGCCCCACTTGCCTTTACAATATATAGAGCAACAAACAAGGTGGCAGTATGTGAGCTATGCAACAGTAAAGAAATTATCCCTGCAGACTCACCTAAGGGGAAGTCGCTAATTGATACTAAGCAATCAAATTGAAATACCTTCTAATTTTATTATTAACATTAGCATCACTACCTGCTGATGCTGAATATAAACGCAGCACTAAAGCAAAAAACCAATTCAAACAATCACAGCCTTGCCCTGTGACCGGCCGTAGCAAAGGCTCATGTCCTGGCTACATAATAGATCACGTTCAAGCGCTTGCTTGTGGCGGTGCAGATCATCCAAGCAATATGCAATGGCAGACTAAAGCTGATGCAAAGGCTAAAGATAAGTGGGAACGTAGAGGGTGTTAATAACAATAAGGATAATATGATAAATCAAGAGTCATTAGTTATTAGATTTGATGGATTAGAAGCTGAAGCTCATGAAATAGACTTATTTTCACTAGGTGCATCTTTGCAGGGGTTGGCACGAATTGCCGGGACAGCTGGGACTTTTGCTTTAACTCAAAAATATTCAAAATATTTCATCGCACATGATGTCAAAGTCTTAGCAAAAGAAGCTAAAGCCAACTGTTTTTCAATGTCTTTGGCATGGACTTTTGTGCAACAACATCAAATATTAGCTGGATCATTCGGCGCCATTGCAGTCCCATTGGTTGGGTATATAATGGCTTACAATGCAAATAAGCGTGAAGAAATGAAACTTCTAAAAGAGGCCTTAGAAACAGCAATACATCAGCTTGGGAACCGTGATCAAGCCGTAATATCTCGCCTTTTAGATACAGTAGATCGTATGTCTATAGACCTTCACGCATCAGTTAAACAAGTAGTCTCGCCACTCGGGAAGTCAGCAAAAACTGTAACAATATATAGCCCAGCCAACTCGTTATCTACCACTCTTAATGAAGATGACGCAGAAGTCATAAACAAGAATGAAGATGATGAAATTACCGAAACTAAAGATTTAGTAGTTCTTATAACTGAATTAGACTTGAAGTTAGGCTCTTGCAAAGTAACAATTGGTGATTCAAAGTCAAATCAAAGAATTAATGCAGTGATTACTGACCCATTATTGCGCAATGTTAATAATATCTACAGCCTTGCTTTTGCAGCAGGTGAAAGAATAGCTGTTAAAGCAAAGTTGCAAATGAATGATGGAGAAATTACCAAGATTTATATTTCAGACACAGGAATATAAATTACCCATTCAATCTTACGCAAAAACCGTACAACTCACCAACCGCCCACTGAGGCGGTTTTTTTACGCCAAAAATTCATCAAAAATAAAAAATATTACTGAAGTTATTTTTAAATATAACTTTAGTTGTTGACATTAATATAACTGTGGTTGTATATTATTTAAAACGCACCACCTAAACCGTAATTTAGGAGTTTGAAAATGCCAGCAACAGCAGACTTACAAATCGCATTTAACACCTCACAACTCCCACGGTTGGGCTACACGTTTGAACGCGCCATGCAGAGTAAAGCATTGGTGATTTGTTTAACCAGGCTGACACAACGCAAAGCACCGCAGCAGCCAATACCAGAAAAATCGCGGAAAAATGGCGCGACAGAATACTGGTACGACAAACTTTAAGGACGACCATGCAAACCATTCATTTACAAATTGCAGAAAACACGAGTATCCGCACCGTTCAAACAATTATTGACGAAGCCAAGGCGCTTGGACTTCGTGTGGCGCATAAACCTGAACCAAAGAAAAGCAATGTTGTATCGCTTGAAGCTCGCCGCCAGATGATGGCTAACGTGAGTGCTGAGTGCGCTTAATAATGAGTAATAACCACCCACTAGACGACCTCACATCAAGTGATTTTATCTATCAAGCGCTTAAAAGCATTGTTGCAGCCGTATTTATTTTAACGATCACTTATCTGTTAACGCCCTTATTTTTGGAGTTATTACATGAAGCTTATAACGGCATTCTTATTTGGCTACACGTTTTCATGGATTACACATGGGCGGCTGATTAAGCGCATTAAAGACACACACTACTACGTTACAAAGCGTCCTTACAGCTTAATTGAATCATGGAAACTATCAGGGAGAACAATATGAAATTTAATCCAGCTAATCACAATACGGCTAAAACTATCATCAATAGCTTAAAGATAAATACATCCGTATGGATTACACATCATCAAACTGGAGAACTTAGACAGGATGTAGCAAACATTATCACAATAGATACAGGCTCATGCCATATCCATGAAGATCTCAGCGCTGAACAAGCCCAAGAGTTGATCAACATGCTTAATCAACATATTGAGTACATCAAAGAGGCTGAATTAGAACTACTAGCGTTGCAAACAAAGGCAGCAGCATGACCGCATTAATCATCTTTGGCAGCACGTTTATTTTAGTGTTTGCACTTGGTTTTCAGAGCTTAAACGTGAATAACGGTCACTACAAAGCCGCATTCTTTACAAGCTTCGCCATTGCACTATCTAACCTAGTGCTATTCAAAACCGTTCCGCAAGCTGGTGTGATGGAAATTGCCGCCTACTTAACATCTGGCCCATTTGCGATTGTTGCAAGCATGTGGGCTCATCGCCGCTGGGTGAAAAAATGACTAAGCGTAATGAAATTATTGCTAGATTGCGCAAGCTTTCAGCTGAAATGCTAGATCTTGGCGCAGAGATTGATTATTACTATGGGCTTAACCCACTAGCAAGACATGGCGGAGAAATGATAGGCGCAGGAATTATTGCTGAAAGCTGGGCCAATGAAATGGAGGCCGGCAATGAGTAATAAGAAGCCTCGCAAAAAATATAGACCAAAGCCATGTGGCGATACTAGAAGCATCCGTCTATTAGCCATGAAAGAAGACTTTGACGAAATTGAAGGCGTATTTCGCCAGCTAAAAACAGGTGATCTGATAGAAGCAAAAGACCCTAAAAATGGCGAGTGGGTGCTGGTATATAAAAAGGCAGACGGCACGATCTGCTACTTACTAAAAGTAGCCACAGAATGGGTGAACTTCTTTGCAGAGCTGGCAACGCACTACATGCCAGATTACAACGACAAACCTATGCGCAAGCTACTTACAAAACTACGCATCGGGCAAACACTTGATATGCAAACCGTACTCGATGCTGAGAAGGTGCTTGATGTGCAGCGCAGGTTGTTTTTGATGGCTGATGCAAAGGTTTACAACGCGATTGGCTCAAAACATGTAGATGATTTTTACGAGTTTACAGATCGCGGCGAAAAGCTTGCAGCATGACCAAGTCACTCAACAAAATAGCTAAGAGACGCACCTGGACGGATGAAGATAAACGCATGATTGCCCTACTTTATCCATGCAGCAATACGGCTGCCATAGCAAAGCTATTTAATGCCAGCAAGTGCCAGGTATTCAACATGGCAGGCAAGGTAAATGTAGGTAAGTCGCAATGGTTTAAAGATAGCCCAATGTCTGGCAGCTTGAAACATGATAACAGCGCTGGACAATGCACTAGATTTAAAAAAGGACAAGTGCCATCGAATAAAGGTAAAAAAATAACACCACACCAAAACTCAATAAAGACGCAATTTAAGTCAGGGCAAAAATCACCAAACTACAAACCTGTAGGCACTTATCGAGTGGTTAAAGATGGCTACCTAGAAGTAAAAATAGCAGAAGGCCTACGACAATGGAAATCTGTTAGCAGATTGGTTTGGGAGCGATGCAACGGAAAGATCCCAGACGGGCACATGGTCGCTTTTATTGATGGCAACAAGCTAAATGTAGAGATCACAAACTTAAGGTTGATGAACAAAGCAGAAAACGCACACCGCAATCACCCTAAGAAATACGGAAAAGAGTTTGCCCAAGTAGCACAGTTAAAAGGTGCCATTACAAGGCAAATTAACAAACAAAGGAAAGAACATGAACAACGATATTCAAGCACTCAGATCACACCTGTTTAACACTTTGACGGCCCTACAAGATAAAGATAACCCAATGGATATTGATAGAGCCAGAGCAATTTGCCAAGTAGGTGATGTGATTGTAGATACAGCTAAAGCTGAAATTGATTTTGCGCGTGTAAATGGAAGCATTGATACGCAGTTCTTTCATAAGCCATCAGCCCCAACAAACCTGCCAGCACCAGCTGCTACGCATGCAATTGAGCATAAAACTACTGAAAACAACCGCGCAACAATAACAGTTGAAGGCAACGTAACAACCCACAGAGCGAAGTAAGCAAGGCGGTAATTTCTACAAAAGTGAACATGAAAGGTTGGCGGCATGAGTATTAACTGGCCAATAGTTGCAATAAGAGTGCTTGATGGGTTCTGCTATGGAAGCGGATTTATAGCAGCCGTAATGATGTGGGTTTGGATATTCCAAAAGGACAAGAAGAATGGCTAAGAATTATTTTACTGATGAGCAGTTGAATGCAATACACGAAGAAATTTGCAGATTAGAGGATTTAGATAGCGGTATATCTATGCAATTTCAGCCACTTAATAATATCGGAGCTGCGAATCTTCGTAGAATCTGTAACCTAGCAGTAGAGACAGCGATTGGTGAGCCTGTAGGAAATGTATTTATCAATAACAATGTTGTCGGAATTGCATTTAATTCACCTTTGAAGCAATTGGAAAATAATCAATTACTTTACTCAGTTAAAGAATTGGATAACTAACATGACACAAACAAATAAAGAGCGCGATGCGCTGATTGCTGATGCTAAAGATGCTGGATTTACAATAAAAGATATGCCGACTGGCTTGATTGTTGGAACCCCTGATAATCATCCGCTAGGTGAATTATTATCAAAATTTGCCGCCATTCGTGACGCAAGAGCGCAATCACCAACATCGCAGAACGAACAGCAAGAGCCAATAGCATATTTGAAATTTTATGCAAAACAATGGTTTATTAATCCTGAAATCGGCATGGATTGTTGCGAAGGGCTTGAAGTTTGCAGAAAAGATGAAATAGGTGATGACGGATTGCCAGCTTTTGCAGTTTTCACCTCACCCCCTAAGCAAGCGATACCAGAAGATGTTATTAAAGATGCTGAAAGATACAGAAAACTTAAAGAGCTTTCATTAACTCCGCAAAATTTTAAATCATTTGCAATATCAAAATTTAACGGTAGGCACTGGGATGGCTATGAAGGTGGGCTTTTTGAAATAGATAAAGAGCTTGATAAATTCATATTTTTAGCACCAACCAATACGGAGGCGGGGGAATGAAGCTTAGCGATGAGGAAAAGCATAGACGATTAACAGCAAGAGCACACGAGCTATGCAAAATTCACGGTTTGGATGTTTTCAGAAATATTGAATGGAAATGCATATCTACAAAACTTAGTAAATTGAATGAAAAGATGAAGAGGACTAACCCATGAACAATAACCAAGATACTACGCTTACGAATAGAGATAATTTTGAAGCTTGGGGGAAATTAGATAAATTCCAAGCAAGACGTACAGAATGCGGAACCAGCTACCATGACCCTATTGTTGCTGGTGGTTGGGCTGGTTGGCAAGCCGCCACCAAAGCCAGCGAGCAACGCATACAGGAGTTGGAGGCTGAAATTAAACATTTATTAGCAGACCATTTAAGCCATTCAGACATTTATGAACAATATTGCAAAATGTCTGAAAAGAAAATATTAGAACTAACCGCATCTAACAATCAATTGAGGGAGGCTGGACAAGCTTTGGTTGCCAGATGGAATACCCCAAATTGGAAATACGCAGAGCACACAGCTACGTTTATTCATGCGATTCAAAAAGCCCTATCATCAACCCCTACCCAATCACTAGTAGAGCATGATAATGAAGTGATTGAGAGATGTGCCGTAGCTTGTGAATCCATCCGAGAGAATGAGTATTGTGTGGATGTTAGAGCTGGGGCAGAAGCCATCCGCGCACTGAAAGTAACGCTATGAATGAACAACATTGCGAAAAGCATGATGCAACATGGAAGCTTGGCGACAAATGCCCTAAATGCTCAAAGCCAACAGAGATGATAGTTATCTCTAAAGAAGAACATGAGCAGCTTAAGGCCGATGCAGATAAATGGCGTGAACAACTAAAGCGCCAAATGAATGCGATTATTTACGGCAATAGTCACCCAGAAGCAATAGAGAGCAAGCCATGACTAGAGAGTTCACCGTTATATGGCCGGACGGCACCAAAGAAGCAAAAGGGTTTTCTCAGGCCTCGCAGTTAGCAAGCGACCTTTTCAAGCAAGGTCTTGAACCTGAAATTAAGATTAAGTATAAACAAGAGAAGTTGGAAGGATAAGAGCATGAGTGAATTTGAAATAGCATTAAAAGCAGTGCAGACATATGCAGAAATGCACCCAAGGCCGCTACAAGTTACACAGAAACAAGCAGCTGAGATGTTAGCCATTAGTCAAAACACGCTTAGAAAAATTGTATCTCGTGGCGATATTAAGCTTAATAAAATGGGCATGATTTCAATTACTGAGATAGATAATGCTTTGCTTAGTCGAGCAGCTTAGAAATGTCGCTTGCTTTCGGGTTGTAGTAAGTGAGCGCCATTTTCGTGTCTGACCAGCCAAATATCTTACATAGTGTAAGCGCATCTACTTTTCGGCTAATCCAAGTTGCCGCAGTATGTCTTGCATCGTGAAACGTAAAGCCTTCTAGCCCTGCGTTATCCCTAGCCTTTCTGAATAGCACATCACGCACGGTATCAGTTAAATTAAATACCAGCGTATCATCATAGCCTCGCATTCTCTCTATCAGCCTAATTGCTTTCTTTGATAGCGGAACATTGCGAGGAATGGTTTTTGTCATCGGCAAAATGCAATAGTTTGACTTAACATTACCCCAAGTTAAATCACACAACTCACCTGCCCTCATGCCAGTTCTAAGCGCCACTAAAAAACATACCGCAACTGACTGAGATTTGTTTTTAATCTCACCTCTAGTTAAACCAAACGCTTTTAGCATTTTCTTGATCTGCCATCGTGTAATGGTCACTTCTCTATGCCTTGGCGCTGGCGGCTTTCGCACATCTTTGAGCGGATTTTCAGAAACCCACTTTAACTCACGTCTTGCGAACTCAAATATAGATCGCAACATACCAAGCTCACGAATAATAGAGCCGGCACTAAGCGTCTGTTTATCGCGCCATTGGCCTATTATTTCGGTGGTACATTTTGATAATGGCTTATCTATTGGCAGTGTGCTCTTTAAAAACTTATTGATACGCACCACTTCCCAACGTGAGCCGCGCTTTGTGATTGAAACTTCATCACGGTATTTTTCTAGTAGATCACGTAAGGTATGCTTATCCGATACAGGCAATTTATCGCTGGCGCGTAATTCTGTTTCACGCGCACTTGCCCATGCATTAGCTTCACGCATTGTGCGAAATGTTTGGCTATCTCGCACGCCTTTGACATAGACAAAAGCCCGATAGCCCTTGGCTGATGGCTTAATTGAGGCCATGGCTTTGTGTGTAATTTGTGTGTAATTTCATTGATATTATATGCGCTTTACAGTTTCAACAAAGCGCATTGTAATACAATAAGTGATTGAATTTGAGACTATTTGATAGTATTGATGTTAAACAATATCAGATAAATGTGCTTCTTCTGGGCACCA